ACCCGATCTTCGTCTTCATCTGCTGCACGTTGGAACTCTTCCTCGTACACTACTTTTAACAGTTGCACTCTTTCAGGTGCACGTTTTAGGGCCAGATAGTAAGCCAGACCAGCAACCATGCAAGGTAGAAAACGATACGGCAGATCTGTTGTATTAACCAAAGTGTCGGCATCTTCTATCCTGGTGATGTAGTAATACACAAGTATGTCAGAACTGTTATCTGGTGTAGGCCAAAGCGTGATCTCAGGACTAATCTGGCGGTTGAAATAAAACTGTGAGGGTCTTCCTGACGTGGTTTTGACAGGAATATTTAGAAACTCGCTACGACTTATACGATCAACACTAAAATCTGTGCCACTGCGACGGATAGCAACCTCAAGAATATCACCCATAGGAGTGGCTAATCCGTTGCTAGATGTGTAAGCAGCCGTGCCTGATGTCAGAGTTAAAGTGCCCTGACGAACTGTCCATAGGTTTACCCCACGGTTCGCCCACTCTGAGAACATGATGTTTAATGATCGACGTGCAGTTTTAGCGTCATAGCCTGTTCGTAATTCAAGCCCACATCTTTCGTAGGCTTCTTCAATTACATCTGCAACGTCAAGATCAAAGTCTGTTGATCCTGAAGTTGCCATCTACCGCTTCCGTTTGACCATGCCGCCTTTGGCTCTCTTGATCATTCCGCCCTTGGCACGCTTAACCATAGATCCTTTAGAACGTTTTACAACACCACCGTTCATTTTCTTGATCATCCCGCCCTTGGCTTTTTTGATCATCCCACCCTTGGCTTTTTTGATCATCCCACCCTTGGCTTTCTTCATCATGCCGCCTTTGGCTTTTTTGCGACCTGGCATCTTACATTACTCCTTACTTACAGTTTTTTGGTTTTTCGGCTTGTTTTTCGCTTTGTTCGCACCTTTGCTCTAGGTGTGTTAGCGACTACAGTTTTACCTTTCGCTCCTGCTTTTTTCTTTTTTCGAGCGGTTGCTGCACGTTCGGAACGTGAAAGACTCCTAGCTTTTCCCGCTGGTAAACAACGGTCAGGGTTCTTCTTGTCTTTGCTTGTGCCACAGGGACCTTTGATCTTTCCGTCTGTTCCGATCCGCACCCAGTTTTGTTTGAGCCATTTTTTTAACTCGCCCATCACATGCCCTTATGTCACACGTCGTAGTCTAACACTATCTCTTCACCCTCTTCTATTTTGCGCAGGGTTACTAAGTTATAGACTTTATAGTCATCCCAATCTTGAGACAACGCTAAATAACAGTTTGGCTCCTCTGAGTGGTTGATAAAACCACCCAAAGGAGTTCGTATATACCCAGCAATCATAGGCACCTTAATGTGTGTGCTACCCAGGTCAAAGGCTTCTTCTATGCTTTGCGTGGCAAAAATACCTAACCCATCTATCTCACTTTCCCCAACTGTTACTTCGTCAGGTAGGGGTTTGTAATAAAACCTGTCGTATCTAAGCCTTGCCAAACTGTCTCCTGATTGCTTCTTTACCACGTTTGGCTATTCTAGCTTGTTCTTGTTTACCAGCTACCTTTGCTCTTTGTTCCATAACAGTCAGTATCTGTATCTTCCTGGCAAACGGTTTCTTAACTTTCTTAACCTTTGCTACCGTATCTCTGGCATCCTGGGCCGTTGCATATTTTATCCTGACGGTATCCTTTGGATTTTCGTCTGTATACAAACGCCGCCCAGAACCTTTCGGCTTCTTACCTGTTCCTTTTACCGGATCTTTTCTTTTTGCCATTGATTACGCTCTGTAATGTCTTAGCTTGCCCAGCATGGGTTTTTGAAGCCTTTTTCAAAGCACTAATGACTTTCTTTACTTTGTTCTTAGCACGCTTGGCAACCATGTTATGTCCTACACACTAACCGTTTTCTTTTTGCGGTTAGGCATGACCGCTCCACATCCTGTGGCAACAAATCCACCGTTCTTCATGCCTTTAACAGAAGTATTTATTAAGCCCCCGTCCTTTCTGCCTTTACGTTTGCCACCTTTGGCTTTCTTGGCATAGTTAGGATCTTTGCAGTATTTAGATGCAGCAAGATTTGCATAAGCGGAGGGATACGTATCAAAGGTTCTCTTCGCCCACGCTTTCCCCTCTGGACAAATCTTGCCGCCTTTTTTCTTAGCTTTTGCCACGTTTCTTTCTCCCTGCACAATATGCTTTTTCGGAAAAACCTTTTGGTCTGGCACAATTTACAGACCGCTTTCTTTTAGCACTCCACTTTTTCTTTTGCGGAGGCTTTGAAACCTGCTTGGACATATTGCTACGTCCCATAGCCATTAGACTAATTGCTCCGCCACCGCTGCTGCAACTATCAATACAGCTAGGCCCCACAAACGTTTGTCTAATTTATCCAAGGTTATTTTTTGTTCGTGCAACTGTTCTTCGATGCGTTCATAACGCATGTTGCACTCTGCACCATGTTGCTCAAGCTTTGCTAAGACTTCTTCTGCTTTCACGTTAGCATCTCCATCTTCTTCGAGCTTGTCGCAAACGGCTGTTAGGATCTTTTGCTGCTTTTGGAAACTTCTTCATCTGACCTGCGGACCGGGCGCAGAAAGACTTCCTTCTAGCTTTTTCTTTTGCTGTTAAGTTTTTCTTTTTAGTGACAGCAGTTTTAAGCTTACTACCAGGATTATCACGTCGGTATTTAGCAACCCCCGCCTTGGTCATACCCGCACCGGCTTTAGTCGGACGAAAATACTTCTTCGTCTTAGGGGGCTGCTTATCTCGTTTTCTAGCCACTAGCCAAAGAAACCAGTTACGGAATCAATAGCAGTTAACGTAACGTGACACTCACTATCAAAAATTATCCCGTGATCAGGGATAGTTATCTGATTATCGTCCGTAGTGTGAAACACCATAGACAATAGAGTTGCCCCACTGCTCCCGTTTTTAAAAACGATTGCTGGAGAACCGCTAGAAGAGGTCTTGACGTAAAAGGATTTCAGTCTATTCCTGCCACCAAGCAACGTTCCTGTGCTTGTGACAGTCTTAGCTGTAATTGCACTAGCCATAGATTACTCCTTTTTCTTCTTGGGAGCGGGCTGTTTAGGAGCCGCCTTTTTAGGGGCGGGCTTCTTTCCTGTGTTCAGCACCTTACTATTTAAGTTGCCCATGACTCACCTCTTACGATACTGCCGCAGAGAACGGAGTAGCTTCTGAACCTGTCGCCGCACCTCTTGTGACCACTGAGAATATATTTGACGCAACGTCTTGGATCTCAATCGTGCCACCAAGGATTCCTCCGGTTGTGGTGCCGTCCAAAGTAATAGTGTCTGATGTAGCCGCTGTTTCAAAGATGGAAGCAGAGTTATCAGAATCGTTAGCCACGATAGCTACACCAGCCATGGTGTCGTTAGCGTTAGCGACCTGAATCTTATAACTGTTGGATGTGACAGTCGTTTTTACAAAAAACTTGTAAACATTTCCGGTGCCCGAAGCAGCTGGAAGTGTGACCGTAGCTCCAGAGGCTATGTCAAACACCATTGTCCGACCCGCATGTGATGCAGAAGTCAGAGTAACGTCTGCGGTTACACTTACGAGAGAGCCTGAGCCTGAGATAAATCCAGCCGTAGATGTAACTGGACCTGAAAAAGTAGTTGATGCCATTGCGATGTCCTCACATGCGAGTTTAGTGCGTCTGTCTGCATGTCGTCTGCTAGGTCAGTCCGACGCACCCGGTTCCTAGATTACGAAAAGTATACCCATAAAAGAAAGGGGTGCATAGAGCACCCCTTGAATTGAGATTTGAGGGAATCCCAATGAGCATTACCATTAAGCACCAGTTGTGCCGAAAACGCAACGTGGATCTGAAAATCCGAAGCTGTAACGTTCCCTAGCCTTAAAGCGCATATTGCCCGTGTCAAAGTCTGCCTCCATCTGAGTGTTCAATGGAGAACGCTCGAAGTGCAGGAATCCACGAGGTGTGTCAGTCAAGATGAAGAATGCATCTGTGTCCACAAGGAAGTCGTTAACGGCATAGCCGCTAGGCAACATACCCATAGACCGGATAGCATTTACATCGTTGTCTGCCGTTCCTACGCGGAGGTTAGACACCATCAGTCGCTCTGCAACAAACTGCAACTGACGTGGGATGATCAACTTGGTTCCACGAAGGGCGATCCTAAGACCACGCTCATCGACAAAACCTGCGATAGAAATCAACGCATCTTCCAAAGAAGTTTCGTTGAGATCCGCATCAGTTGATGGACGGTTAGCAAAAGTGCCACCGTTCGTCAATGGGTGTGATGTAGAGCACAGTGATACACCATCTCCACCAGCAGATGCTCCAGCAGTGAAGGCGTTGTTCAGAACGTCTGCTGCTTTTACTTGCTTGGTGTGTGCCATTGAACGAGCCAAGGCACGAGTGTAACGAGAGCCTAGACGATCATAAAGATTGTCCTCAATAGCTTCTTCTGTGATAGAGAAAGCCAAGGCCACTGTCTCGTGGTTATAACGTGCAGTGAATGCTTCATTTGCGTTGTCAAAACTGATGGCTGCGCCTTCAGATTTTGTTGGTGCCGCACCAAAGCCAGATAACATCACTTCCTCTTCAAACGCTCGGTCTGAAGCTTCTGTGGTGTAAATCTCTGCGTGTTGGTTTTCATACCTGCCATACTCCATGCCGAAAAGGGCATTGAGTCCTGGCTCCAGTTCTTTCGCTAACTGTGCGCGAGAAATTGCCATTTCTTAATCCCCTTATACGCCTGTCGTAGAAACAGTACCCTGTGCAATGGAACCTGTCGGTGCATTGAAGTGGTTGTTTATACGAACTATTAATGGAATACCAGCAGCACTAAAGTCATCGTTCTCTGGGTCGTCTAAGATACCCATGATACGAAGAGCATGTGTGTTGGTTGTTGCTACGGTATTCAAATCTGCTGTAGCAGATGAGATACCTGTTGTGCTGGATCCACTGTTTCCATCTGCAAGCTGAATGTTTGAGAAGACAGCGGTACGAAGCTCTGCTTCTGTATCATTACCACTTTGTACATTCGATGTTGCGATTGTAAACAGTTGGGATGGGTTGTCGTACAGGAAGGCTTTTACAGGGAAGTTTGAATCTGCTCCCGCTGAAGCCGAACCTGGCCAAGTGTTGGAAAAAACCGTTTTCCCATCTGAGGACCGAACGTACTCGCATCCATTGAAAACACCAACAATAGACACTGTGCCACCTGCTGCCGCTTGGAGATCGTCAATCACTCCTGCTGCAATAGGTATGACAGGCTGTCCTTGATAAAGGGCGTTGGTATTGTCAGAGGCAATGCGGTACTCCGTTGTACCAGTGGAAGCCGGTGCTGATCCCAGCATGCCATACGGCCTTAGACCGAAGGCTCCATTTGTGTTTGCCATTTTCAGTTACCTTTTAAGTTATCTTAATCGGTATCAGAATTTCTTCCTCCACCGAAACTTACCCTGCTTTGCCTTTCGTTATGAATCGGCATTGAAGGGTGCTGTTCTTTCATTAGGTCCTGGTCTACAGCCGTCATCTGGTCGCGGGTTCGGCCCCCGAAATACTCGTTTCTTTCTTTTGCTGTCTCCGCTGGAAGTCTACAAAGCATTAAGCCTCCCTGACCTATAACTCCAGCGTTTTTGCCCTCTTCAATTACCGGGTACTGATATCCTGGATACTCTTCGGCTCTAACCGGTTCCCATCCCTCTCGAAAACGAGAGTGAACGTTCATGGAATCGTCTTCGCCTCTAACAGAGGTTCTAATCCAACGATGTACATACCCATCAGGGGCTGGTGGTGCCTCCAACCTATTCGGTGGTGCCCACGGTTTTCTGCGTTCTTCAGTAGAACGATTTTTTGCTGCGCGTGGTGTGCGTTTGTCTGTAGTCTCTGCCATTTTACCTTCTCCTTATCTCTTGACGTACTTAGCATATTCTTCTAGTGGAACATTTAGCCTTCGTGCCATTTGAATCTCAGACGGTTCTAGCTTGACTGTTCTGCGCCCTGGTGGTTTTCGGGAAGATGATGAGTCCGCAGGAGCGACCGCACTCGTTTTTCCCGTTTTAAACTTCTGCGGAAACTCGTTCCGCATACGGTTATCTATTTCATTGTAGTAGTCATCGGAGGAAGGATCAAATCCTTCTTCCTCAACTAACTTTCTATGTATCCCAAAAGCAGCATACGTCATAACTTCGTCTTGTCCAAACCAATCGTTCTTATCGGCCCAGGCTTTTGCTTTCGGATCTGGTTCAGCAGCCTGTTGTTGCTGGGGTTCCGGTTGTTCAATAGTCTGGCCAGAGTCTTCTGATTGTTGAACAGACACTTTTTCTTGCCTGTCTTTAGCTAAACGATACCGCTCTTGCTCTATGGTGACCTTAGACAAAGCTTGTTGCGCTTCTACTATTCGATCAGAATCACCTTGATCATACGCTTTTCTCAACGCTTCTTTAGTAATCTCTAGCTGATTTTCGATCCGTTGACCGTATTCGCTAAGATGCGCCTGTTGCGACGTAGACATTTGAGCCTTTAGCTTTTCATTTTCTTCACGTAAATGTTTAGCTAAACGAACAGCTTCTTCCCTGTCTCGCTCTTCTTGTCGATACTTTTCTGTAAGCTTTTTAATACGTTTTTGAACATTTTTAGAATAATTATTAAGTTCTTGCTCTTCTTCAGAGACAATTGGTTGTGGCTCCGTCTCTTGCACTGAGCTTGTTTCTTTTGTTTCTTCTTCTGTAGAAGGCTCTTCAGGTAGCTCAATCTCTACGCTTTGTGCCTCTTCAGCCTCTTGTGTTTCTACTTTTACATCTTCTTCAGACACTGTTCACATCCTCTGGGTTAAGAATAGCCGCGATAACTTCATCATCGTTGATGATCCTAAGTTCTTTGTCGTTCTTGTCCCTAAAACGGGCACCAGCGTATCGTCCGATACAAACCCAATCACCTTCCTGGCACCAAGCCTGGTTACCAAATTTTGTTGAGTCTTTATAAGCTAAGGGTCCTACGCCTAACACCTGGGCTACTACAGTTCCAACAGCTTCTTTTTTACGAACGTCTTCTGGAAGCACAATCCCGCCTTCAGTCTTATCTCTACCTTCATACGGGCGCACAAGAATCCGCCAACCGGTCGGTCGGGGAAGTGGAGTGTCAGTCATCTTCTTCATACCTTTTCAGCAGGGTTTTCATTTCTTGTCGGACAAAACAGACACCCTGGATCTCTCCTGTCACGCTGCGATAGTCTTCCATTGACTGAATACTACCGTTTGCCAAAAACTCTTTTAGATCTTCTTCACGATCATCCAGCACTTTATACAATGCTGACGCAAATTGCACAATATCCATCAGTCCTCTATACCGTCAGAGTATAAATTATCAAAGGTGATGTTGGGGTCGGTGTAACTAGAATGACCCTCTGCGGAGTGCGTGTACTGACTTGGTTTGAAATCAGGGGCACCTTCGCCTGTGTCCCAAAGTGCAGGTGATGTTGCCCTGACTCTGTTGTTTGGCAAGGCAATGATGTTACCTTCCCAAGGACCCTCAGTTAGATACAAGACATGACTTTGTTTGTGTTGATCTGGCGCATCGGCAATCTCGTACTCAGTGTAATCCACTGTGAACATATACCGTGCTTCGTAGAACTCGTGATTGACCTTGGCAATCCAAGGGCTTGAACTGACTCGATCTAAAACGATAACTTCGTGGTGTCTGGACTCACAGTCCCATGGCTGACAGATATAGTCTTCCATGCGTTCAGGCCATTCGTCGCTTTCTGTTTCTACATCAGCGACCAGTGCCTGTATGGGCATTCGTGCCCACATCGCGCCACCATGACGATTCTCATCACTATCTTCTAAGTGTCTTTCCTGGCCGGTGAAAACAACCTGGAAACTCAGCGACCTGTCTGGGATCGTATTAACTGCGATGGCTAAAGCATGGAGATATTCCCCGTGGTAGTCATCGTGATTGCAAGTAAACTCTTTCCGCACCCAGCATTTAAAATACGGGATGTTGCTAATCAGATATGACATTAAAAAGTTCCGCTAAATTTTGTTCCTTTAACCTGTGCTTTTGGCTTTTCAAAGCCTGTGTCCATAATAAGTATGGCTGCCTTAACAGCACCGCCCATCTCAAATTTTCCAACGGGTTCATCGTCTCCCCGCCTTTTTATTTTTTTATCTTTAACTGATGGACCACTTTTTTCGCCAGCCATGATAGCTTCAATGTCCTGCTGAGTCTTAGAGAAACCAGACTCACGCCTTTCTTGCTCTATGCGGTCAAGAGTTTCGTCGTCAGGCTCCATTGGGACACGAACGTTTACGGACTTTCCATCTTTAAATTTTAGCTTTTCTCTTCTCGCTGTAATCACATCGCGTTGAGTAACCTCATCAAACGGCTCTGCGATTGCTGCAAGCTTTTCTTTTTTACTCTTCACACTACCTCCCAGAGCTTTTCGCTCAACATCATCAATAACACCTTTGTTTTTTGACGCATAAAATACAGCCTCACCTTCTTCGGCACCGTACTGCTTCTTCATGGCCTTCATAATCTTTTTACCTTTTTTATTTAAAGGCATGATTTATTTATCCTTTTTCTTCTGAAAAGACTCTATGCAGCCTCCTCCGAAATAAAAACCCAAGATTAGAAGCATGGCGTAGTTGATTTGAAACTGCTCCATCACCTGGGACACAGAGGAAGGATCGCCCTTTCCGGTCAGTGTCATAGCGAGGACTATGATGAAACACGATACATAAGTCAAACCGAACATCAGCGCGAGGTACCGCTGGGCCACCTTAAATGGGGCATACGAGTTCATCAAGGCTACCTTGGCTTGGGTCTTCGCTTCAATCGACTCAGTTTCAGAAGTATGCATGTCATCAATCAAGTCCATGCCTTTTTTGATAACCGTCTCACTGCCAAGTATTTTTCCTAATGCACCTAATATCATAATCACCTCAGTATCTTAGTGTTTCTTGGATTAACCCACTCCGGGATGCAATACGCCTGTACCTTGCGCTTTGTCCAATAGTTATATCGTGTGCGGCTGACTCGATCTGCGAAGTAGTTGCATCTGTTGATGGAATAAAAATACGCTTTCTTGTCTGGTATGACGGTGCCATCAGCAGTCATCACGATTAGCGCAAACACATAGATCACTAAAAACCTCGATCATTTTCTACTCATCCATGCAGTTGTGCCCATATACGCGCCTACGATACCCGCTCCTGATATATAAAAAAGGTTGCTGATGTCTGACAAAGCCTGCACTCGCTCTATCGGTACAAAGAACATAGCAGCAGTAAATGCTCCCATGGCAATGAGAGTAAACCTTGCCATACGTAACTGTGCTAGATTTTTACGTAACGCTGTCTCAGTTTCTTTGATGGTCTTGACGTGAGATAACTCTTCATCACTTACGATGCCGTCTCCGTCTTCATCGTATTCATTATAGATAGATTCTCTTTGAAGTTTTTTCTGAGCCACTACGACATCTCTCCCTGAATCTGGTTAGTGGGTACGCACACCACATTATAGTTTACAAACGGCTTGCCAATCTTTTGAACCATCTGCTCTCCTGCATACAGGCATTCTATGTGAGTGGAATGCACCTCAAGAATCCTAAAGTAAAACGTCATGTCGGCTACAAAAATCCCTAGAAGTACCCAAGACATCACCTTCCCTTCATAGCAATGATAGCAAGTAAGAGCCACACGCCACCAGCGACGGCCAAGCAACCAGCAAGTACAGCAGCAGTATAGATAAGTCCATTCTTAATGGCTCTTTTCCTAGCCAGTTTTTTACGCCTTTCACGCTCCGCTGCCTTCTTCTTCATCTCTTTACGGTTGCGAATAAAGGTTTGATAATCCTGCCAAAGACCCGGTCGTCCCGCGTAAATAAATAATTGCTTGATCTCATATTCACGTTTCTTAATGTCTTCTAAAGCCCAAAACGCCTCCATTGATCCTTGCTCAGATTCTTTTTCTAACTCATCGTGGGCATCGGCCAACTGAGTAAGTTGCTTACCCATCTGACCAACAGACGTGACATGACTAGCCAGTTCCTTTATGCCATTGATCGCTTGGTTCGCTAGTTCAACAGCAGCAATGGCTTCAAAAAACACAGCGTTATCTCCTCTGTGCTTCTATGCGTTCACGATTTACGTCCGCCCTTTCTGCTGCAATTTCTTCTTGTGACTCAATCCTGGCAGCATCCGTTGCTGCTCTTTGCTGTAGTTTTTGTTGTTCTAGGTTCATGTCAAGCTTATCTTTCTCGGCTCTTCTTTCAGACTCCATGGCCTTAATAGCTAATTCTTGTTGACGTATCGCTACCAACGGGTCTTGCTGCTCTCCCTGGACAGGATTTATTGCTTGTAAGAAGGAAGCAACAAGCTCTGCTTGTATGGCAGCAACACGATCTTCAATCTGATTAGGCGGCATAGTTTGCATTGCCATCTGTGCCATTTGTGGATCCATTGCTTGTAGAGCGTTGTCCAACTCTTGTTGCGCAATATTTCTAGCCTTAAACGAAAGGTGTTCCATGCAATGTGCAACCAGCATCCCTAAGATACTAGGTGAAGCCTGGACCAGCGGTGTCAGTATTAACGGAACGTGCACAGCAATGTGCGCATCGTGATCCTGGTCGGGGAAAGCGTTTAGTATCTCCCCTGCTAATGCTCTAGCGTTTTCAATACCTGGATCCGTGGGTTTTGGCTCTGGTGCAGGTGGTAGAATCTCGTCAATGTTCTGCACCTCCAGGGCTTGATACATTCTTTTGTATGCAGCCTGTAAGTTGTGCATTTGTGGGTTCGATTGCGCAAGCTGGAGTTGTGTCTGCGCCAAAGTTACCCTTTGCGCCATAGAAAAGATGTTCGGATCAGAAACAGGCAATATGTCTACCCGATCATCGAAGTCCATCTGTTTGATTCTGGGATCAATACCGTTTACAGCATACGGATACGCTGAAGGCATGTTGTCCCTAATCAAACGAGCCAGCATTTTAAACTCTGATTTTTGCGCATAGTGCAAACGCTTGTGTATCGCTGACATGACTTTCATGCCACGCTCAAGCAACGCGACGGTTGTTCCAACCGGCTGTTGTTGAGACCCAGGTGATCCTGTTTGTTGGTCTGCTATCGAAACAAACCGACGACCGGACTCAATCAGAACTGTTAGAAGCTGGGCTAAAGTGCCAGACGGCTCTTTGTAAGGTAACGGTATAATACTGTTTCTAAGGTCACCACCTGGTGCGTCAATATCACGGAACTCCCCTGGTGATATTGGCTCGTCATCATTACGAACTCGAATGCCACGGGCTTTGAAACCTGACGGTAGGTTTGCCAGGGTGCCCGCATCAATCAGTTGTCTTAGTATCGACGTTGCTGCTTTACCCAGCCCACCGATCATGTGAATCAATCCAAACCCGTAGAAGCCAAGACCTGGCAAGAACTTGTAGTGCACAAAGTACGACACCTTTTGCTTCAGCGAATCGTTTTCTTCGTAGTTTCTGCGGATTGACAAAATCTCTCCGCTGCCCTGATCAAGCGTTACTATGTAAGGCAGTTTGATACCTGTTGGGTTTCCTTCCTGGTCCAGGTCTTCAAACCCTTCAAGGTCAAGATTGACATGCATTTCAAGAACGGTGTACAGGTCCTCTGTTGCACTCTTCTCAATACCATCTAACTCGTTTACTTTCGATTTGACCGGGTCAGAATCTGCTTCATAGTCAGCTGAAATATCAACATCTCGGTATAAACCAGCAACTTGTAGCTTACGAATTTCATTTTCATCCATACGAAGAACGTGCGTAATACGCGATGCAGTCGTGAGATCACTCGCCGCATAAGAGACGACCAAGTCCTCCGCTGGTACGAACTTAGAAACGGGTCGTTGTTTTGCTTCATCAAAGTACACCTTCTTAAACGTTGAACCTGATAAAGGTAGATAGAACAACATCTGGTCGGTATCTGGATCAAACTCTTCCATCACCTCCATCAGCATGTAATTCATAAAATCTTTGACACGAATCGCCTGGGCCTCTAGCTCTGGTGTCTTTGTGCCCATGATATTTGTGCGCACTGGTCCACCAGCAGGTAACAACTCTTTGTATGCCTGTGCCTGAAACTGGGTTACTGACTCTGCAATAATCGGGTGCGTAACTCCTGATGCTCCTTGAAAGGGCTGTGTCCGCTCCTGATACTGGATTCCCAAGAGGTCGAGTCCTTTGGTGTATCCTTCTTCCCACTCTGATCTTGACTCTTGGTCGATCTCATACTGCTCTCGAAGTTCGGACGAAAGCTCCCCAAGGGTAGAATCGTCCAAAGCCTCTGCCAAATTTGCATCATGTTCGTACTCCCCTGTCTCAACTTCCATGCCCTGTAGGTCTGCAAGAGCCTCAATCAAGGCGGAACCGTCTGGGTTCTGTGTAATCTGAGCACCACCAGAAAAGTCTTCGGGTTGTGAAACTTCTACCTCCATGCCTGGAACTGCTTGAAGTGCTGAGTCAACCATTGCGGTCATTTCATTTGGAGGTACAGACATCAGTAATACTCTCTATTTCTTGGTACATACATTTCTTCGTCCTCGTCACCATTAAGTGAGATGAACCCACCTTGGCGAAAACGAATCAGAGCCATAGTCATACTGTCTACGAAGTCATCATGGTCGCCGTTAGGAAAGGCAGCACATTCTTCGATCACTTCGTCTGCAAACTTTTTATCTGGTGCCCAAACCATCCCAGCTTCAAAGATTGGTGCAACGGTGTGCATGCGAGTCACTTTATCACGACCTTTAGCGGGTGTATAATTTAGGACCGGTATACCCGTCCTCCGTAACTCGTCAGTTAGAGGCATTCCTGTGGCCTTTGCCTCTACGATCACCATGTCAGGTTCCCAGTAATCGTATTCTTCTAAAGCAACCTCTTTTAATTCTGGAAAGTTATATCGGCCTCGTCGAGCGTCGAGCAGGATAATGTGGTCTGCTCCCCCCTCTTCTGGCTGAAATACGCCCCACGTCGTGATTGCTGAGTAATCCGCTGTCTCCTTTTTCGAGAACGCTGTGTCATACGATTGCATGATGTATTTGACCGGCGGTACATCTTCTTTCTCCCAGGGTTGCCACCACTCACGTTTAACAATGGCACCCTCTGCAGCAGTTGGTTGTTGCTGCCACTGTGCGTTCCATTTAGCAACGGGCAGTGCAGATTTAACTTTTAGTAAGTCGTCAGTGCTCCAAAACTCAGGCCAGAGCGGTTTATCTGACGGCATAATGGCTGGGAACTCCACAATTTCCCACTGATCCGACATAATGTCGTTAGATTGTGCTTTTAACAGTCTGCCAGTAAGATCTTTCGTCCCCCAGCGCGTCATTACGAGAATAATCGCGCCACCCGGTTGTAAACGTTGGCGAGGGCCTGACGTATACCACTCATAAGCGTTGTCAAACGCTCCTTCACTAAGGGCATCCTGTTCCGAATGTGGGTCGTCAATGATGAAGAGGTCGGCTCCCCGACCGGTGACGGCTGCACCGACTCCTGCTGCGAAATATTCGCCTCCTGCTTCGGTTCCCCAGCGTCCTGCCGCTTTGTCGTCCGTTTTGAGCTTCGTTTCTGGGAAGATTTCATAATAACTCTCCGTTTCTATCAAATTACGGACCTTACGACCGAATCTGACCGCTAATTCCGTGTTGTGTGTTGCTTGAATAATCTTTAATTTAGGGTTTCGCCCCAAAAACCACGCTGGCATGAGGTAAGAAGCGAACTCTGACTTGGAATGACGGGGTGGCATGTTCACAATTAGCCGTTTTAGCTCTCCTGTTGCTATTTTTTCGAGCTTTTCGGCAATAATTCGGTGATGACGGCCCTCTATGAAGCCATCATAGACGTGATGGACGAAGGGCATGAACTGATTTTGCGCTTTTTCGCGTGTATCGAGCCTAATTTCCGCTTCTTTAAGGGCTAAAACCTCTTTTAACACCTCATCAGGCAAAGAATCGAGGGCCAAGGACACTAGCTACGCCTTGTTCGACCTAAATTAAAGAGCGGAGAGAACCTTTCAGGGGCAGTAAACGTCGGTTTTAACATCACCGGGGCTAAAGTTGGTATCCCAGTGTACGAATACTGCACTGGAGAACGAGGTTGATACTGATAAGCTGGCACTGTCATGGGACTTGCCTGTGGCACAGGTGCGGGGGCCGCGGTCATAGTGGGTTGGACCGCGGCAACTGGTGCTTGATTACCGGTGCCACCCCTCGCTTCTCTATCTTCTTCCTGTCTTCTACGAGCCTCTGCGTAATAAGGCTCTAGTTCAGGGTTAAAAGCGTTGCCTTCAGTTGGTTGAACGGCACCAGTTTCTCGGTTAACGCTGCCAAGCAAACTACCGTCATTACCATAAACCGCACCATACCGGTTTGGATCCTCAAGATTGGCAAGAGCCTTCGCCGTAGGATTAGCGAAAGTGTTGTAAATCTCTGTGCCTACGGCACCGATACCTTGAGCCAACATTCCTACAGGACCCAACGGAATATTAACGTCTCCGACTCTAATACCCGTTAGATCTGGAGCTTGCGCCAAGGGGTTTTGGGCCGCAGCCGCTCTTGCCGCAGCAATGCCCTCAAGCCGTTGGTCCACTACACCACCAGGTAAAAAGTCCTCGTCACCATAAGTCACACCACGAGAACGAATTGATCGTGGCAAACTACTTGAAGGATCTGGAACCGCTTCAGGAATGCCGGCAGCATCTATCGACACATCACCTGTCATGGCTGTAGGCAAACCTGGAGCAGCACCCAGTTGTTGGGCAGTCAAACCTTCAAAGTCGCCCGCAGAACCACCAAGGTTTTGGCGGACCTCTTGTTCCATGACGGCTGTAGGTGTCTGACGGGCTTCAGCTATTATTTCCTCTGCAGGAGTTGTAGCTGCAGGAACAATACTAACTGGAGGACGAGAAGGATCACGAGCCAGGTCTGGGCGAAGAGCCGTCAACGATGCTGCACCGCCTTCCGGTTCATCAGGATCGTAAGAGTCAAAAATATCCACGGGATCAGGGCCGTCAGCACCAACTGCTCTTGACATTCGGTCTGCTTGTACTTGTCTCTCGACTGCCTCGTCAAACTCACGGGTTCTTTGCTGCAGGTCCCTTTCTCCTCCTGGAAAATTTCGAGGGTCCCCGGCAAAATTTAAAGGGCTTTCGTTTCTGTCAGACTCTTCGTCAAAGTCGATGTCTGGAATACCAGCAATGTTAGCAATGTTGACGGCTCTGGTTTGATTGTCACCAATGCTGGAACCACCAACACCTGTTGACGCTCTTCGGCTTTCCAACTCATCTGCAAATTCGTCGTCCTCAAAACCTCTGGGATCACCTTCTTCTATAGTGGCCGCTGCTCTGTCTGCCGCGTCCGCTGCTTCATCATCTTCAAAACCTAACGCTGAGTCTGCGTCATCAGTATCACCGTCACCGTTAAAACAGCCCATGCGAACAAGGAACCAATCGTCACGCTCTCTTTTTTCACTTCTTAGTTGGGGGACAATACAAGGATCGTGAATCATATGACCAAACACCCTATGTGGTTTCTAAGGCTCCGATATATCCTAGCCTTCATCCCAGGACCATACCGATCATTACACCAGTTTCGCATCACCCGCATAATATGAATACAGTTTCCAAACGGTGCCGCGAAGTCTATGCACCATAGAGTACCATCTTCTCCTGCAAAATCCATCGGTTGCAGTTTCCTGCTCCGAGTCAGGTAACCCTCCTCCGCTTCAGGAGATAAAAACGCATGCGTACTAAAACCAATCGGGTTGGCTAAATCATCATAAGCAACCAACAACTTGTCATGGTCCCTAGGTGCAAGGATCAATCTCTCAATATCACGGTCATTGTAAAAACGGTGCGTATCAGACTGCGCCATCAAAAACAAAGTGTTCTCTACTAACGGTGCGCCTGGGAGGTTCAAATGAATTTGCGTGGGTATTTTTTCTTGGCTCTGGGACTCCAAACGGCTTTTACCTCAGTTTTAGGGGGTGCCCAATGAAACTATTTCTGAATAAATTTATCAATCTTATACATACACACGACATGTGTTGTATAGGTTATTGTTTTAGGGGTGTCCCCCCTTTTGTGTCTGTCGTTGTTGTATGGGTTTATCCCAAGTAACCCCCGTAGGGGTATAGCGGTTCGCGCAGCGAACCGCACGCGGCGAGGCGCATTAGACTAAGGTATAAGACCATAGGGGTTGTTCATAGTGCACAAGGTATGAGACAATCTGGGATGTGGCAATACCGCCACCGGCAACTGGGGAGAGATACCATGCCAAATTTAGATAGAGCCTTTATGAATGGGCTGATGAATCCTGAAGAGTTGGCGCGTGCTTTGCGCGAGTCTGCTCTGGATCCAACCAACGGTGCCACGAGCACAGGCGTTACACGCGAACAGTACCTCGATACTTTGTACTCGCGGTATGATCAGATCCTGGGTTTTCCGACAGGAACAACCAAAGAGCTTTGGGCTGACCAACATGCGGGTCAGGTCAGCGGCAACCCTGCTTTAGATCGTTTGGTTAATTTTGATTCATCGAATGCAACGCGAGAGCAAAAGTTTGCGATGATGGATATGTTATCGAAAACAATTGAACGGATAGCCACCGAGGTCGCGGATGAAATGCAGGACGAGATAGGCGCGGACACCGAAAGGCTACGCGAGTTTGTTCGGAATTGGGAACCCGATCAAGAGTAACAGTTCTCCCCACGGGCGGCCTTCGGGCCGCCTTTTTTTGAGGTAAGTAAAATGAGATTAACTTTTTTTGTTGCGGACAACGCAACACATCAACTGCACTTAGTGCAATGGACGCGCAATCCAAAAGACAAGAATAAGAAGATAGACCCCGAAGACGAGTGGGAAAAGGCACAGGAACATTGGAACTTGTTTGACAAACATTTGGTCGGTGCTATCAAAGGACACCATTCATGGATAGACCACATTCCTTCTTGACCCGCATTTTCTTAAAGGCAGCTTCGGCTGCCCTTTTTTATGCCCGGCTGCTGCGCCTGGTTAAAGCGGTTCGCGCAGCGAACCGCAATCGTCGAAACGCACTGCCTGGATTACGAAGAAATCCTGGCTGCTGCGCCTTGCGAAGCAAGGCGCAATCGTCGAAGCGCAATTAGACTAAGGTAGTGTTGTGTATTTTAAACAATACTGTAGTGTAGGACCTGGTGCCTCGCAGAGCTTTAATCAGGTAGACGGCCCTCCAACTTCAACCTGGTTATACGGGAGGCTTTGCGGGGCACCACTAATCAATAACATGAGGGAATCAAATGAAATACTGGAGAACCTGGAATAATGGATATCGTATCCGTATCGAATGGAACGAGAGCGCAACTTTTAATCTG